TACACACACGGAGATTTTACTTTGGACTTTGGTGGGCGGGATGTTCGGGCCGCGTTGCTGTGGGACGCGCACCGGGCCGACCCGCCGCACTGGCTGGCGCCGTTCCTGCGGGTGCCGCGGGATGCGGCGCCGCCGTTGTTGATGACCCCGCCGCATCCGGAGGCGACCGGCTCACACGGCCGGGCGGCGGTGAAGTGGGTGCAGGCGGAGTTGGGGATCTCGTTGCGGTGGTGGCAGCGGTTGGCGGTGGTGCGGCAGTTGGAGTGCCGTTCTGACGGGTCGTTGTGTTGGCCGGATGTGATCGAGTCGGCGTCGCGGCGGGTGGGGAAGTCGGTGCGGTTGCGGGCGATGGCGCTGTGGCGCCTGGCGCAGGGGCCTGGGTTGTTCGGGGAGCCGCAGTTGGCGGTGCACATCGGTAAGGACCTGGCGATCGTGCGGGAGATTCAGCGGGGCGGTTGGCATTGGGCTGAGGCGGCGGGTTGGCGGGTGATTAAGGCGATCGGTCGGGAGTCGATCGAGAACGGGGAGCACCGTTGGTTGGCGCGTGGTCAGGAGTCGGTTTACGGCTATGACATCACGTTGGGGATGGTCGATGAGGGTTGGTCGGTGGACCCGCCGGCGGTGTCGGAGGGGATGGAGCCGGCGGTGATGGAGCGGGTGTCGCCGCAGATTGTGTTGACGTCGACGGCGCACCGTAAGGCGACGTCGTTGATGCGGTCACGGATCACGGACGCGTTGGCGTCGGATTCGACGCTGCTGTTGTTGTGGGGGGTGCCGGACGGGTCGGACGTGTCGGACCCGCGGGTGTGGCGGGCGGCGTCGGCGCATTGGTCTGGTGCCCGGTCGCGGCTGATGCAGGTCAAGTATGAGAAGGCGCTGCGGGGTGAGGCGGACTTCGAGTTGGATGACCCGGACCCGATGGCCGGTTTCGAGTCGCAGTACCTGAACCGGTGGCAGCTGCGGCCGGGTGCCGCGGGCGCGTTCCCGGGTTGGGATGACCTGGCGACTGAGCGGACCCCGCCGGCGCCGGAGGCGCTTGGGGTGGCGGCGGACGCTCGTGGTGTGTGGTTCTCTCTCGGCGCGTACGCGGACGGGTTCGTGGCGCCGGTGGACAAGCGGCGGGCGGAGTTGGGGCGGGCGCCGTTCGTGGCCCGGGTGGTGGAGGTGGCGCGCCGGCACGGGGTGCCGGTGGCGGTGGGCCGCAAGGGGATGGCGGGGGTGTTGATCCCGGATCTGCGGGCCGCTGGGGTGGCGGTGATCGAGTCATCCTTCGATGATCTGGTGCAGGCCTCGGCGGACTTCGCGGATGGGGTGGATACCGGGCTGATCGTGCACGGGTCGATGCCGGAGCTGGATGCGGCGGTGCTCGCGTCGCGGTGGCGGAAGTTGGGGGACCGGCGGGCGTTGGATGTGCGCGGCCCGGACGTGTCGATGCTGGAGGCGGTCGCGTTGGCGCGGTGGGCGGCGTCCGGGCGGGTGTATGACGTGATGGATTCGGTGATATGAGGCTGCGGCGCCGCGCGCGTGGTGAGGCGCGGGCGATGGACTGGTGGGCTGCCGACGCCGAGCCGGCGGGTGGCCGGTCGATCAACCTGGAGACGGCGACTCATCTGGGGCCGGTGTTCGGCGCGATCCGGCACATTGTTGATTTTGTTGCGACGCTGCCGGTGAAGGGGTACCGCGACAACGGGGACGGCACTTCGACGCCGATGCCGTCGTTGCCGCTGCTGCTGCGTAACCAGGACGAGTCGGGGATGCCGGGGGTGACCCAGTTCATCGGGCAGGCGGTGTTCGGGATGCTCGCCTACGGCAACGCGGTGGGGGTGGTGCTGGCGGCGGACGCGTACGGGTTCCCCACCGATGTGCGCTGGTTGCGGTCGGTCGACTGGAACTACGACTGGGTGGCGCACCAGTGGTACCTGTACGGGCAGCCGGCGGCGGCGTCGCGGGTGTTCCACATTCCGTGGCTGGTGCCGCCGGGTTGGGTGTTGGGGATGTCGCCGATCGAGCATTACGCGACGATCATCCGGGCTGGACTGTCGGCGCAGGAGTACGCCGACGTCCGGCGGGGTGGCGGGTTGCCGCCGGCGGTGTTGAAAAACACCCGGCTGCCGACGTTGCAGACCCCCGATGACCGGGATCAGGCGGAACGGATCCGGGAGAAGGCGGTCGCGGCGTTCCGGACCGGGAAACCGTTCGTCACCGGCTCCGACTGGGAGCTGACGGCGGTGTCGATCCCACCCAACCATGCGCAGTTCATTGAGACGCTTCGCCTGACGGCGGACCAGATCGCGGCGATCTACGGGATCGACTCGAGGGAGATCGGCGGGCAGGCGAAGGAGTCGCTGACCTACTCCACCGACGAGTCTTACGCGTTGAAACGGGCCGGGAACATGCGCCCGTACGTGGAGCGGCTGGAGGCGGCGCTGGCGCGGGCGATGCCGGAGCGGCAGTTCGTGAAGTTCGACATGGACGCGACGATCCGGGCGGATCTGAAGACCCGCACCGAGGTGCAGAACATGAAGATCCGGAATGGGACGTTGACGCGTAACGAGGCGCGGGCGGCGGACAACCTGCCTGCCCTGCCGGGTGGGGATGAGCCGTTGTTGACGATCGACCTGCGCGACGCCGACCAGCCCGAACCGGCCGAGCCGGCCGAGCCTGGTCCGTCGGTGAACGGCAACACGCCGGCGGGCATGAACGGAGCCTTCCATGGCTGACCAGGGCAACATCACGACCCCGGACGCCGGTGATTTGAACACGGCGGCCCGTAAGTACGCGGCCTCGCAGGGCTGGGCGATGCCCGACGGGTCCTACCCGATCCGGCCGGCGGACATGCATGGCGGCACCGACCTGGGCAAAGCGATCCAGGCGGTGGGGCGGGGCGGCGCGAGCCACGACGCGATCCGCCGGCACATCATCAAACGGGCCCGGGCGCTGGGGATGTCCGACCGGATCCCGGACAACTGGGCCGCCGACGGGACGATGAAGGGAAACAACGCGATGAGCAGCGATGTTGAGCGTCGGTTTACGTCGGTTCCGGTGGAGATCCGGGTGGCGGAGAAGATGACGATCGGCGGGTACGCGGCGAAGTTCGACCGCATGTCGCAGAACATCGGCGGGTTTGTGGAGCGGATCGACCCGGGGTTCTTCGACAAGTCCCGCGGTGACGGGTGGCCGGGGGTGTTGGCCCGTTACAACCATGACGACAACATGCTGTTGGGCACCTCCGGCTCGGGCACGCTGCGGCTCGGTGTGGACCGGGTCGGGCTGGACTATCAGGTGGATGTGCCGGCGGCGCGTGCGGACGTGTACGAGCTGGTGCAGCGCGGCGACCTGCGGCAATCAAGCTTCGCGTTCATCGCCTACGAGGACGACTGGGCGACCAGCGACCAGGGGTTCCCGCTCAGAACGCTGCTGTCCGGGCGCCTGATGGACGTGGCGCCGGTGAACACGCCCGCCTACGAGGACACCACGGTGGGGTTGCGGTCGCTGGCAGAACGCTTCTCAGCCCCGTTGGAGGAGGTTCGGCAGTTGGCGGCCGCCAACCAGCTCGGCAGGTTCTTCACCCGCACCGACACCACGCCGGCCACCCCGCCGCGCCGCTCCTCGCAGGCCGCGCTGGCGAAGGTGCTCGGCCTGGGCTAGTTCCACCCGCCGACCCGCCGGGCAGGGCGACACCCACCCGCGGCGGCGGTTGCATCACCCACATCCTTCCGGCAGGGCGACACCCACCGGGCCACCCGTCCCAGAAAGGGGCAAACCATGCTGTCCAGCATTGCCGATCAGTTGATGGCCCGGCGCGCGAAGCTGCTGCTCGACGCGCAGGAGATCGCGACCAGGGGTGTCACCGAGGACCGTGACCTGACCGTGGAGGAGCAGACCGGTTTCGATCAGATGATCGCCGAGGCGGGTCGGCTCGCTGAGCGGGCCGCCGCGATCAAGGAGGGTGAGACGCGGGCGGCGCAGCTCGAGGCGTCGTTCACCCGCGACGGTGGCGGTGAGCGCGGCGAGACCGAGTTCGTGAAATGGGCGCGGGCGGCCCGCATCGGTGACGTGTACGACTTCCGGGCCTCGCACGGGTTCGGGGCGGTGGAGAACCGGGCGATCCGGGCGCGGCGCCCGGAGACCCGCGCGATGACGGCGACCGGTGGTGTCGGCCCCGACTCGGTGTACTCCCAGTTGTGGCAGTACGCGGTCGCCGGGTCGCAGCTGCTGCAGTCCGGCGCGGACATCATCACCACCAGCGACGGCAACTCGCTGCCGCTGCCGGTCGCGACCGCGCACGCCACCACCGGCGCGCCCCCGACAGTGGTGGCCGCGAACGCCCCGCTGACCGCATCCGACTCGACGATCACCACCGTCAACCTGACCGTGCAGAAGTACGGCTACCTGACGCTGGTGCCGACCGAGCTGGTGCAAGACACCAACTTCGACCTGGAGGGGTACATCGCGCAGAACGCAGGCCGCGACCTGGCCCGCACGCTGTCCGCGATCGGCTGTGCTGCGCTGATCGCCGGGTTCACCACCGCCGGGGTGACCGGCCCGACCGGCACCGCGACCAGCCTCGGTAACCAGGCCACCGCCGGGCAGGGTTCGGACCTGCTGTTCCAACTGTTCCATTCGGTGCTGCCGGAGTACCGCACCAACGCGGGCTGGTTGATGGCCGACCCGACCGCGGCGCTGATCCGGCAGTTGAAAGCGGCCACCACCGGCATCTCGGTGTGGCAGCCGGCGTTGACGGCGGGGGATCCGGACATGCTGGTCGGCAAGCCGACCTACATCGTGCCGCAGCTGCCGTCGATGGCCGCCAACGCGAAGTCGATCTACTTCGGTGAGATGGCCGCGTTGAAGATCCGCATTGCGGGCGGTATCCGGTTCGAGCGCTCCAATGAGTACGCGTTCAACGCCGACCAGGTCGCCTACCGGGCGGTGGTGCGTACCGGCGCGGTGACGGTCGACCCGAACGCGGTCAAGTTCTTCGCGAACTCCGCCACCTGATTGACCTCGGCCCGGCCCGGCCGCGAGGCGACCCGTCGGGCCGGGCCGAGCCCCACCCCTGAGGAGGACCGATGCGGGTACGTGTGAAGGTGCAGCCGTCCGGGTTGATAAACGGTGTGCCGTGGCCGGACGTCGGTGAGGAGGTGGAGTTGCCCGACTCGGTCGCCGAGGACATGGCCGCGTCCGGGTGGGTCGAACACGTCAAGGCCGGGAAGGGCAAGGCGGAGAAGCGGCCAGCGTCGAAGGCGGGCGAGGAGCAGCGCTGATGTCGGTGGTGACGTTGGAGACGGCCCGCGCGCATCTGGACGCGGTCGCGCACACCGACGACGACGAGATGCAGCGGATGCTGGACCGGGCGGAGGCGGCGATCACGAAACGGATCGGGCCGCTGGCCGCGACCACGGTCACCTCGACCGTGGCCGCGCGGGCCGGGGTGACCAACTACGCCGACTCGTGGGATGGGATGTCGCTGGTGCTGCCGGTGGTGCCGGTCATCTCGTTGACGTCGCTGACCGGCGCGTCCGGCACGGTGGTGGACCCGTCGCTGCTGTATGTCACCGGCGAGGGGGTCGTGTACTTCGCTGACGGCTGGTCCCGTTTCGGTGAGGTCCGCTACACCGCGATCTACCAGGCTGGGCGTGCTGCGCTGCCGGCTGACCTCGAGCTGGCGGTACTCGAACTGTTGCGGCACCTGTGGGAGACGCAGCGTGGCGCCGCGAACCGGCCCGGCGGCGGCGCGCTCGGTGAGGGGTTGGCGCCGACGCTGCCCGGCGCCGTGTACACGTTCCCGCTGCGCGTCTCCGAACTGCTCACCCCGCACGTGAAGGTCGGCTTTTGAGTTGGGAGTTGGCGGCGCCGGCGGCGGTGGCCGGGCTGGTCGCGGCGGCCCGCACGGTGAACGGCCCGACCGTGCACGACAGCCTGGTGATGAGCGACGACGCCGCCAGTGAGGTGATCGTGGTCGCCGGGTCGGCGAACCGGGTCGACACGCCGCGGCAGGAGATCTCCCGCGAATGGATCGAGCACCTCTTCGAGGCGCCCGGCTACAACATGAGCCAACTGGACCGGTTCACCGTCTGGTCCGAGGTGGCGGTCATCAACAACGACGGCGACATCGGGCAGGCGCGGCAACGCTGCTATGAGATCACCCGCGACTGGGGCCGCGCGATCGAGGCGGATGTGACGCTCGGGCAGGCGGTCGACCACGCGTGGATCAGCCAGGCCGGTTGGAAACCGCGTGTTGAGGCCGGTGCGTTGGCGCTGCTGCTGGTCGGTGTCACCTGTGAAGCGTTCACCGGAGCCTAGGAGGCGTGATGCCTGAACTGTTCCACCCCGAGTTGCCGGGACGCGGCCGCGAACTTCCGATCGGGAACAAACACGCTGGCTGGTTGCTGTGGGACGAGTTGACCGAGGAGCAGCAAGAAGCGGAGCAAGCGGCCGTGGCGGCAGCCGCCGAGGCCGAGGCGGAAACCGAGCCGCCACCCACCACCACCAACGAGGAGTGACACAATGCCCGCTACGGTTCTCGCCGCACCGTTCAAGTACTCCGCGATCGGCAAGGACGTCTACATCTGCCCGACGATCGCGACGCTGACCGCGCCGCTGCGGTCGGAGCTGAACGCCGGCACCAACATCAAGCTGCATCTGGATAAGGACACCGGGCTGGCCGGGTTCGAGCTGACCCACAACACGGTGACCGCGACGTCGCTGGGTGACGGCATCGGCTATGTGCTCAACGACGGCAACGCCTACGGCACCGCGACGCTGACATGTCACCAGTCCAAGACCGGTGCGGCCAGCGACGTGCGGTCGTTGCTCACCGAGGGCGCCACCACCTACATCGTCATCTTCGACACGGCCGACACGGC